TGCTCAAAATTCTGCGCTGAAAGGACAGAACGACTATGGAATACGGTATCGACTACCTCAGAGCGAAGCTCAACAGCAAGGCTACCCGGGTGGAGCTGAGATATAAATACTATGATATGAAAAACAAAATGCGTAAGATCACGGCGCTTATCCCTCCGGAATTCCGCAGCATAAGCTACACTCTCGGCTGGTGCGGCAAGGCTGTTGACTCGATAGCTGACAGGGTGATCTTCGACGGATTCGACCATGACGATTTCATGCTCGGTGAGATCTACCGCCAGAATAATGCAGATGTACTTTTTGACAGCTCTGTGCTTTCAGCACTCATATCCGCGTGCAGTTTTCTGTTCATCGGCATCGGTACGGACAAGTATCCGACGATCGAGTGCATAGATGGCGGTAATGCGACGGGCATCATAGATCCCGTTACTTATCTGCTCGAAGAGGGCTATGCTGTCCTTCGGCGCGATGAAAGCGGCCTGCCAAAGATCGAGGCTCACTTCCTGCCCGGCAGGACGGTCTTTTATGAGGACGGCAAAGAGGTCGAAAGCATCAAGAACCCCGCACCGTACCCGCTTTTGGTGCCGCTGATCTATCGCCCTGATGCAAAGCGTCCGTTCGGACACAGCCGGATCACACGGGCGTGCATGGATATTATTCAGACGGCTTTGCGGACGCTGATGCGGGCAGAGGTCGGAGCGGAATTTTACTCTATCCCACAAAAATATGCGGTCGGTATGTCACAGAAAGCGGAATTCGACAACCATGCTGCCCTTCTCAGTTCATTCCTCAAGATCACGAAGGACGAGGATGGCGAAAAGCCGGAGCTTGGTCAGTTCCAGCAGCAGAGCATGGCACCTCATCTCGATCATATGAAGATGCTCGCATCGCTGTTCGCCGGGGAAACGGGTCTGACCCTCGACGATCTCGGATTCACGACAGACAATCCACAGAGCTATGATGCTATCAGAGCTTCGCACGAAACTCTCCGTCTTTATGCCCGCAAGGCACAGCGAAATTTCAGCGTCGGCTTTCTCAATGCCGGATATCTTGCGGCCTGCATAAGGGACGACACCGGTTACGAGCGCCGCGCATTTGCCGATACACGGGTAGAATGGGCGCCTATTTTCGAGCCTGATGCGGGCGCCATCGGCGCGATAGGCGATGCGGTCTATAAGGTCAATCAGGCCGTGCCGGATTTCATAGGCACAAAAAATATTCACCGTCTCACAGGGTTAAGGAGCGATACCGAATGACGGCAGAAGATATCAGGGCTCGCATAGCAGAGCTGATAGGCGAGAACGGCCAGCTCCGTGCTATCCTGAAACGGATCGCAGAGGGACGGGCAGGTTTCAGCGACACGATGCAGTATGCCATAGTGTCCGGCAGGATAATGGGCAAGGAGCTTTCATCGGTCATACTCGAGCTCGCGGAGGGCAGACCTGAGATTGCCCGGCAGCTTCTCCTTGACCGATATGACGATATCAACGATCTTTGCGATCAGGTACAGACGGCTCTGGATGCTAAGCAGGGCTTGCATCTCAGGCCGCAGAAAGCGCCGTTTCCTGCAGAGAGAGTAAAGCAGATCACCGATTCACTCACGGATCCGACGGCCTCTGACGATACGATCAGACGCCGGGCGAGGTCATCTGCCAATATCGCTGCGTCGTTCCATGATGATTATATCAAGGCAAATGCGGATTTCCGGTCGAAATCAGGCCTGCAGTGCTATATCACGAGGGAGACCGACGGCAAGTGCTGCCCCTGGTGTACCGACCTTGCAGGGCACTATCGCTATCCCGAGGATATTCCCGAAAGTATATTCCAACGGCACGACAACTGCGGCTGCACCGTGACTTATGAGAACGGCAGACAGCGCCAGAATGTCTGGACAAAGCAGAACTGGGAAGCGCCGGAGAAGGAAGCCGGAGCAGATCCGCCGAAGGTGTTCAGCCGGGAGGAAGCTCTTCGCTTGCAGGCGGAGCATATGCCGAGGGTGTTGACAGGCGGGACTGAAAATGGTATAATAATATCAAAAGAAAATCTCCAAAAAATTACGGACAGTATGCCAAATGCGAGTGATGCAGATGAATTTGTCACTCTCGTTAATAACTGCAAGAATGAAGATATCAAACGAGCATATCGTGATTGTTTAAATCAAGTTGACAAAGTAGAATATAATAGTGAAAGAGGCGGAGAAAGTTACTATAGACATTCACAGGACAAATTAGTTTATTCTTATCCAATAGAATCCGATATTATAAAGGGCGAATCAAAGTTTAGTTCAGTTACTCATGAAATTGGTCATCTGATTGATTATAAAGGCGTTTTTGATAATCTGACATTTTCTGAAAGTGATGCTCTGAACACCTCGATTCATACGTCTTTTACGTTTAAACGATCGCCAAGCGGCAGTGATCAGTTCTTGGAAGCTGTGAGAAAAGATAAAGCTAATTTAGCAAAAATCGTAATGAAGTCAGATGTGAGACAAGATCTGTTTTCAACTATTTCCAGTGGTGGCGTTCAAGATGCTCTTGATGGTATGTTTGGCGCAAAAGTTAAAATGCGCTACGGACACGGTGAAGCATATTATAACGAAACATATAACAGAATTAAGAAATTAAAAAACGAAAAGAAAATACAAGAAGCTTATAAGCAGCTTGGATTTGATGCAAGTAATCAAGCAAAAGTTCGGTCATTAGTGAGATGTCATACGGTGGCTTCGGAAGTATGGGCAAATATAACAAGTGCAGAAACTTGCGGCGGTGCAGATCTTGATTTCTTCAAAAAGTATCTGCCAAATTCATACGATAGTTTTATTTCAATCATGAAAGGGCTGAGGTAGTATGGATGAATTAACAGTTCTTAACAAAATCAAGGAATACGAAACTGTTTTTAAAGAGGAATTACCAAAAGAAACTACAAACGAACGTAATTTTGCAGCAAATTATGTTTGGGCAATTGACAAATGCATATCTGAGCATAAAACCATGAACGAAATGGGGTGGGATATACTTGATTTCTTTGATGAGTGTCCCCCGCACAGATTACACTATGATGACTAAACCGCCCTCACCCGAGAGCGGTTTTCTTATACCCAGTTTTGAGCGCAACTCCTCAGAAATGCGGGTGAAACGCTCATAAAACGCTCATTTCCTGCAAAAATGAGCGATAACAGAATACGGATACAAGCGTTTGCTAAGGACATAAATGTCCCCGGCAGGCGCTTTTATTATGCCCGAAAGGAGCTGAAACTATGGCTAATCAGCCGAGAGCAAGACCCAACCTTCGCCCGGATCACAACGGCACGCAGCGGGCTCAGTTCGAGTCGAATAAAAAGAAGATATATTCGTCACAGAGCGTCTGCGGCATCTGCGGAAAGCCGGTCGATTTCGCGTTCAGATTTCCTCACCCGCTGAGCCCGTGCATAGATCATATCGTGCCCGTATCCAAGGGCGGCCACCCTTCGGCACTGGAGAACCTCCAGCTTGCACATATGTGCTGCAACCGTCAGAAGTCAGACAAGCTCACCGAAAAGCAGAAGTTTTCGCAGGAACCTGAGCTGATCTCCAACAGAGTGCTGCCGCTGACGTTCGACTGGAAAACAGTCTGACCGAAAGGAGAACCATGAGCGAACGCACAGGAAGGCAGACACCGACTGTCAGCCGTGTGCTGCCGTACACAAACTCGCTCGGTGCAGAGGCCACGGAGATATACAACAGATCTGGCAGGGAAGCTCTGGAATGGCAGGAGCGCCTGATCGAGGATATCATGGCTGTCAATGACGACGGCCAATGGGTACACATGAAATTCGGGTATGCTGTTCCGCGCCGAAACGGCAAGTCCGAGCTCGTCATAATGCGTGCGCTCTGGGGGATCACTCATTCGGAGCGTATTCTCTATACCGCTCACCGCACGAATACCTCCCGCAGCATCTGGGAGAAGATGGTCGACAGGCTTGCGAAAGCGGGCTATGTTGAAAGCGTGGACTTCAAGACCTATAAGCGCAACGGCGATGAGTGTATCATATGGCTCTCCGAAAACGGAGGCGTTATGAACTTCCGGACGAGGTCAACGAAGGGCGGTCTCGGTGAAGGATACGATCTTTTGATCATTGACGAGGCGCAGGAGTATACCGCAGATCAGCAGAGTGCGCTGAAATATATCGTTACCGACAGCCCGAACCCGCAGACAATATTGCTCGGCACACCGCCGACTGTAGTATCTTCGGGAGATGTTTTCCTGAAATACCGCAAGCGCACTCTGTCCGGTGAGGAAGAGGATGCCGGCTGGGCGGAATGGTCCGTGCCGGAACTGACAGATGCTCATGATCCGGAGCTCTGGTATGAGACGAATCCTTCGCTCGGTTACATCCTGACAGAAAGAACGATCCGCTCCGAGCTGGGCGACGATCAGATTGATGACAACATTCAGAGGCTTGGTCTGTGGATAACCTATTCGCAGAAATCAGCAATAAGTCGCAAGGAATGGGAAGAGTTTGGCCTTTCTGAATCTCCGAGGCTCAAGGAGCCTGTCAGGCTGTTTTTCGGCATCAAGTACTCACAGCAGACTCCGAATGTATCTCTTGCTGTAGCAGCAAGGATATCCGGAGACAGGATATTTGTGGAGGCGATAGACTGCCGCCCGGTCAGAGACGGAAATTCGTGGATGATCGCATACCTGCAGAACCCGCACGCTGTCTCTGCGGCGATAGACGGTGCCGGCAATCAGCACATTCTCGAGCAGGAAATGAAGGACGCCGAGGTGGAGTGCAGGGCAGTGCTGCCGAAGGTGTCAGATATCATCGAAGCAAACGCCCTATTTGAAAAGAATCTGTTTGCTGACAATATCAGGCATTGCGGACAGCCGAGCCTTGCGCAGGCGATCTCTAACTGCGAGCACAGAGCAATAGGCACATCCGGAGGCTTCGGCTACAGCTCAGCTCTGGAAGGCGCAGATGCCTCGCTTGTCGAGGCAGTAACGCTTGCATACCTACTCTGCGCGAAGTCGAAAGAAGAAGCTGCCATACAGACGGTAACATACTGAAAGAGGTGCAATATGGACAAAGAAACACTAGCTAAGATCAATTCATTCACCCGCAGGGAATTTACAGCGAAAGAGCTCTATGCTTTTCCTGTAACTCTCTGCGACAACAACATCGACCGCGACGGCGAGGCATTCTCCGATGAAGCGCTCGAAACTCTGAAGGGGCTGTTCGTCGGAAAGACCGGTATCTTCGATCATGATCCGAAGGGAGAGAACCAGAGCGCCCGGATCTACGATACGGAGGTTGTTGCCGATTCCGAAAAGCTGACAGCCTACGGTACACCGTACAAGTACCTGAAGGGAATGGCATACATGGTGCGCACCGAGAAGAATAAATCGCTGATCGAGGAGATCGATGCCGGGATCAAGAAAGAAGTGTCAATAAGCTGCTCGGCTGAGAAGAAGCTATGCTCGATCTGCGGATCCGTAAGCGGCGGGTGTGAGCATATCAAGGGCAAGGAGTATGACGGCAAGATATGCTATCACTCACTCGAAGGCATCACCGATGCCTATGAATGGAGCTTTGTTGCTGTTCCCGCACAGGTGAACGCGGGAGTCACAAAGAAATATGACAAAGCAGAAAAGGAGGAAAAGAAAATGGACGAAAAGTTCAGACAGATCGGCTCGCAGGAAGAGCTCGACAAGCTCGTAGCTGCTGCTGTTGGGGAGGCCGTGAAAAAGTACGAGGGCTGGATATCTCCCGAGGAACATCAGAAGCAGCTTGATGCGGTCACAGCCGAGAAGAAGAGCTTTGAGATCAAGTGTCTCAAGCTCAATGCTGCGATCAGTACTGGGCTTCCGGTAGAGCTTGCTGGGAAGATTTCCGGCGATACCGAAGAGGCTATTCTGAAGGACGCAGAAGCGTTCGCTGCACTCACGGTAAAGGCAGCACAGCAGGTAAGGCATTTCTCGCCCGAGGGCGGGGTAATGTCCGGCGTAGAAAAGGCGTTCTATGACAAGAACCCCGAGCTTAAACATTAAGGAGGATAAGAATATGGCACATGAACATCAGGAAAGATACTCAGAGCTGGTCCTTGAAAGACTCAGGAATGAGCTCGTGCTCTCAGATGGAGATATCTTTAACAACGACTACGAGGGCGACCCCGCGGCAGGTATAGTCAAGATTCCTGTCCGCGATACTGAGGTACAGGTATCCGACTACGACAAGGCCAACGGCATCCCGCCGACCAACGGCTCAACGGCTTATGTGGATATGCCGATCACGAAGGACAAGGCTGTCAACGAGATCATCGACGACTACGATGCGGAGGCTGTTCCGGACGACCTTGTGGCTGATCGTCTCGATAGTGCAGGCTACAGCCTCGCTGCAACCGTCGACAGTGATGGTGCTTCCACACTGCTTGCAGGAGCTACTGTGATGAACGTTGCAGCTCTCTCAAGCGCCAATATCTATAGCACTGTCGTAAGCATCCGTACTGCGATGAGCAAAGCCAAGATTCCCAACGACGGCAGACGTTATCTGCTCTGCACGCCCGACATAATCGCACTGTTTCTCACCTGCCCCGAGTTCGTCCGTTCGACTGCACTCGGAGATCAGACTGTAGAAAAAGGCTTTGTCGGTAAGATCGCCGGGTTCAAGGTCAAAGAGTACAATGACGAGACTGCCAACCTTGCTATGATCGCTGGTCATCCGAGATTTGCGACGAGGGTAAAAGCCTGGAAAAAGCCTGTCAAGATACAGGATCTCTCCGGAAGCGGCAAGTATATCGGCGCTTCGGCTGTCCAGGGCAGATTCATTTACGATCATAAGGTCCTCAGATCTGTCGCTATAAGGGCAGTTTATTCGCCCGGCAGTCTGACAGCGTCTCTTGCAGCGGCAACAGGCGCAAGCTCAACTGGCAAGACTATCGTCACCGTAACAGCCGGCAATACCGGTACAACTTATGCTTATAAGCTCAATCCTACCAAGAGAGCAACGTTCGGCGAGACATCGTCTGATTACAACGGTACCAGCCTGACCTCCGGAACCACCAAGATTGAGGTATCCGCAGGTGATGTGATCGAGGTCGTTAATCTCAGCGACAGCGCAGTGGTTGCAGTAACGTATCTTACGGTAGCAGCTGCTGATATCGGCGTATGAGCTGCCGTGTAACGACGTTGTTTGTTGACGTCACAGACGGCATGTGCCTGTACAGGGTGGGTGATACCTACCCTCGTACAGGACTTGATCCGACCGAAAAAACGGATCGAGTTTCTTATCGCAAAAGGATTTATCACGGAAGGAGACGTTCCTTATGGGCGTAACATATGCGACAGTGCAAGATATTCAGACACTGCTGCGGAGCCTGACAGTGGCCGAGCAGGAAAAGGCCGAAAGTCTCCTGCCGATCGCAAGCGCAAAGCTGAGGATATCAGCAGGTAAGTACGGTGCCGACATCGACGCTATGATAAGTGACGACGACGACATCGGACTTGCTGTCAAAGAGATCGTCTGCAAGGCTGTTGTAAGAGCACTTGATGCTACGGCTCAGACAGGTCCGGCATCAGTCGTATCCCAGGAGTCACAGTCGGCCCTGGGATACACAGCCTCAATGACATATCTTAATGCTGGACAGTCGCTGTACTTCCTTCGCAACGAGCTTAAAGATCTTGGGATAATAAGGCAGCGTTATGGAGCTTTGGAGATCTATGATACATCGGAGGTCGGAAATGATGCAGATTAAAGGAACAACAATTGCTCTGCTGAGCTGCACAAACGGCGAGCTGACAACAGACGAGCTCATCGACGATGTGCTTATCGGAGAAAAGAATGGTGCTCCGGGTGTCAATGATACCGGGGGGCATCTGCTCGGATACACATTAGCGATCCCGAAGGGCGATATGCACGACTGGGTGGATCGTTTTGTTGAATTTTTCGGATATTGTTTCAGAACCGTCGGATTCCCGGAACAGGGGATCGAAGAGAATATACCGCTGCGCTGGCATAAAAAAGTCAAGGTCGAGCTCGCAGATGTTTCCGGGGTATGTACTTTGTATGAAAGCCGGACATACGCAAGACACATCTTCAATCTCGTCTGCATCAGAGATCACCGGGGAGGAACGAGTGTCGCTCAGGACGGTTCAAGGGTCGCCGGGAGGATGAAGATCCGTATATATTCTCCGCTCAATGAAGGAGAGTATATCCCGAAGGCCGGAGATATGATCATTCCCTGCGAATGCTGCGAGAGCATTGACACAACGAGCGAGCAGACAATATCCCGCAGCATCAAGGAAATAAAAGAGGCACATCCGGAATACGGTGCTGTCACAGAGGTCAGCTTTGAGAGCTTCGGAAGAAAATCAGATATTATCATTGAAGCGAGGTGATCGGCGCTGTGATAAATATCAGGCTGAGCTGGAGCAAGCTGTTTCGCTCGAAGAGCAAAAGGCTATTCCTTGATATGCAGAAACAGATAGACAGCGATTGCATCAGATTCATGACCCCGCTGGTGCCTGTCGGTGCAGCCGTATATGAGAGATCAGGATCACTCAGAGACAGCGTTTCTAACCCTGAGCCCGGAGTGATACGGTATGCTCCCGGCCCGATCAAGGGCGGCGAATCCATCGCCAGAAAGGCATACTATACGCCTATGAACCATACCCGGTCCGGAAACCCGAATGCAACGCATCTGTGGTTTGAAGTCATGAAGAGGAAGGACCGCGATAAGATCCGGCGCAATGTTGCTGCGGTCATGAAGAAAGGCTGAATGATATGAACATAATTGAGAGAATAAGAGCGATCCTGCAAGGCTTTCCGAGGATCAACGATATCTGCGATGCGGTTCACGTTGATTTTGCCGACGAAGAGCCCGAATCTTACGGACTGGCCTCCCTGGGGGATGCTCTTATAGCTGAAGACATCCTGGGAAATCAGAACAGGCAGCATTCATTTATGCTCCATTCTGTATTCAGCGCTGTCAATGATTATGAGCGATTGACTAACAGCGGTGTGCTTCTCGAACTGGCACAGTATCTTGACAGCTGCGTTGGGTATGAGGTCGAGCATGAGATCGACGGCAAAAGGTACACAGGAATAATTACTAAGATATCGACAGCAAACGGTATGCTGTCAGCTATCCCGGAAGAGAATACTGTCAGGGGATGGTTTTATCAGCTGCAGATCAATGCAGACTATACCGTAGAGATTAACTGAAAGGAATGATACTATGAAGCTGAAAAGAGGCGCTCTCGTTCATCTGCTTCAGGCACCGTTTGCAGCGGAGCTGGCAAGCACGCAGAGCTGGCATAAGATCGGTAAGGATGTCGCGGATCTCTCTGTCAACCTCAATCCTGAGACAGAGACTGTGAAGAACATCCTTGATGAGACCAACATCAACGATAACGGGTACGAGCCGTCATTCGATGTGGATACTTATTATGCCGACCCATCTGACGGAGATTTCTATGATGAGATCAAGGGTATCTCTCTGAACAGGCTCACCGGAGATGATTGCAAGACCCTCTGTCTGGAGGTCCTTGTTGATAAGACCGAAGGGCCGTTTGATGCCTGGATCGAGGAAGTTGTCGTCAAGCCGCAGTCTTACGGCGGCGCACAGGGCGGGGTGCGATTCCCGTATAATGTCGCTTTCTGCGGGAACAGAAAGGCGGGGACCGTTACCATCGACAGCAGCGGGCAGCCGACATTCACTGAGTGAGGCTGCACAGGTATAAAAGAGATCGGAGGAGTGCAGCAGTGCGCTCCTCCGTTATTTTTAAGGAGGATAAGAAATGGCGGTTAATCTGCGATTTGAAACAGGAACATTCAGAGAATACCAGCTCAACGGCGGGGAGACGATCAGAGTCAACGTATCCGACCCTGCTATCATGACACGGCTGCGGTCTTGTCAGGAAGAGATCGATAAGATCAGGGAAAAACTCGGAGACGATATGACCCCTGAAGACTTTGAGGCCGTCGAAAGGAATATCAGGAAGATAATAGACGATACCATCGACTGCCCCGGAGCTTGCGATAAAGCTTTCGGCAGGACAAGCTGCCTTGCTGTTGCAGGCGGGGTTCCTATCTTCGTGAATTTCATCAAGGCGCTCTCGGATCAGCTGAAATCAGATATTACTGAATTCGGTGAGGAAACCAAGCGACAGTATGAAGCGCTGGAAAATGAAAGGACGAGGAAATATACAGAGATGCCGATTGCAGAACCGGACATTGATAATCTCAGCGAAGAAGAAAAAGACAAGCTCCTCCGGGAGCTGCTGAGTAAATGATCGGGAAGCTCCCCAAGGAGCTTGCGGTCTGCGGAAAGAATCTGCCGATCAATACAGATTTCCGGCAGATTCTGGCGCTTTTCCCGATGTTTGCAGACCCGAAGCTGACTGACACGGAAAAGGCATTTGTTTGCTGCCGGCGGATCTATAGATGCAAGATAGATGCTTCCGCGTTTGCAGACGCGACAATACAAGCGTATCGGTTCATTGACGGTGGCGAAATTCCGAAAAGCGAGCCGGAGAAGGCAAAGATCATCGACTGGGAAAAGGACGAGAAGATCATCATCCCTGCGATCAGCAAGACACTCGGAGTCATTGATGTCCGGGAGCTGCCATATCTGCATTGGTGGACATTCCTGGGAGCTTTCGGCGAGATCGGTGAGGGGATCCTGGCAACAGTACTTAATCTCAGGCGAAAGCGTGCGGCAGGAGAAAAGCTCGATAAATGGGAAGAAAAATATGTCCGGCGAAACAGAGATCTCATCATCATCGAATCAAGAGAGGATGAAGAGGCATTGGCTGAGACAGAGGCATTTATCAAAGAGCTTTTTCATGAATGAAAAGAGGTGAAGGATCATGGTCGACGGTGAGCTGATATTCAATACCAGAATTGATAATAAGGGCTATGACAAAGGCATCAAACGAATTGAAAGCGGGCTTAGTGATCTCAAATCATCGCTCTCGGGATTAGCCAAGGCTGCTGCAGCAGCGTTTTCAGTCAAAGCCGTTTTAAATTTTGTAAAGACGAGCAAAGAGGCGTATGATATCCAGCTCGTGGCAGAGACCAAGCTTGCAACAGTCATGCGGCAGCGTTTGGGTGCAAACGATGATATGATCAAGAGCATCAAGTCACTTGCTGCCCAGCAGCAGGAGCTTGGAGTCATCGGAGACGAAGTACAGCTCGCGGGAGCTCAGCAGATCGCGACCTATGCCAAGGAAACTGATACGCTCAAGACGCTCATTCCGGCGATGAACGATTTGCTCGCCCAGCAGCAAGGACTCAACGCCACGTCCAGCGATGCCGTAAATATCGGTAATCTGATCGGTAAAGTCCTGCAGGGGCAGACCTCAGCTCTGAAGAGAGTCGGGATAACCTTTTCGGATGCTGAGGAGCAGATGCTGAAATACGGCAATGAAAGTCAGCGAGCGGCTATGCTCGCGCAGGTCATCACAAATAATGTCGGGCATATGAATGCTGCTCTTGCTCAGACTGACGCCGGCAAGCAGAAGCAGCTTGCCAACACGATGGGCGATATCAAGGAGGAGTTCGGACGAGCGATCACTCAGATCCAGGCCGTTTTTTTGCCGGTAGTAAAGCTGCTGGCAAGCGGCCTCAGCAAGGTCGCAGAAATGGCTCGCTCTGCTGCATCTGCCTTCCGGGAGCTTTTTGGAGCAGGACAGGAAACTGGTGCAGAGGCCGCATCTGCAATAGCTGCATCCACGGCATCAGCGGCTGAGAGCTATGAGGAAATGGCCGACAGCGCAGTGGAGATCCGTAAGGAGCAGGATGCTGCACTTGCAAGCTTTGATAAGATAATCAAGCTCGATGAGCCGGAAGCGGAGACAGGGGCAGCCGAAGACGCCGGGACGGGTGTGCTGCCTGTCGATATTCCGGCAGCAAAGCAGGAGACCGGCAAGCTGGCAGATTTTTTCAAGAGAAGTTTTGACACTGCACTCAGATGGGTAAAAGATAACTTCGGTGATACGTTCAATGGTATCTGGGAAGGCTTCAAGAAAAACGCTGTAGATAGCTGGAGCATAATTAAAAAGGCATTTGGAGATGTAAAAACCCTGGGTGAGCCTCTCAGGAAAGTCTTAAACACCAAGCTCATTCCCGTCGTAAGAAAAGCTTTAGGCTTTATGGGGCGAAAAGTCAACGATGTATGGGAGAGGATCAATAAGAGTTTCAGCGATATCTGGAATATAGCTGTTTTCCCCGTGCTCCAGGATATGGTCAATATCGGTCTGCCTCTTGCATCTGATTTCTTCAACGGAATGCTTGAGGTCCAGGAAAAGGTCTGGGAAAAGCTCATGCCTGCCTGGGATGCACTCTGGGAAGAGGTCGTCAAGCCTATACTCGAAGGGGCGAAAACTCTCATTCATGATGTCCTGGTATCGCTTTCCGAATTCTGGGAGAAATGGGGACAGCCCATCGTCGATGGTATCAAGGAAGCGATCGAGACCACAGCAGAGCTCATCAGTGAAGTGTGGGAAAAGTATATAAAGCCTGTCTGGGAAACGCTCAAGGAGATCGTTTCAGAGCTGTGGGATGAGCACCTGAAACCGCTGATGGACAATATCCTCGACTTCATCGGAGAACTCGTCACTGCAGCAACTACGATCTATAACGAATTTATCGCTCCGATCATCAGCTGGGTCGTCGACAAGTTCGGTCCTCTCATAGCAGGGGCGGTCAAGAACCTTTGGCAAAAGCTCAAAACTATTTTCGGGGGCATAGCTGATGCTGTGAACGGTGTTGTTGAGGTCTTCAAAGGGATCATTAAGTTCATCAAAGGTGTCTTTACCGGTGACTGGGAGTCTGCCTGGGAAGGTATCAAGACTATTTTCAAAGGCATCTGGGACAAGCTCGTCGGGATCGTCAAGGTCCCGATCAATCTGATCATAGGTTTGGTCAACGGAATGGTCCACGCCATTGAATCCGCTGTTAATTTCTTAATTGACGGGCTTAACTTCCTCAGCTTTGACGTTCCGGACTGGGTACCGCTCATTGGTGGGGCTCACTTCGGCTTCGATATCAGTCATGTGGATATTCCTGAGATCCCGTATCTCGCTCGGGGAACAGTCGTTCCCGCCAACTTTGGGGAATTTGCAGCGATCCTCGGCGACAACAAGCGGGAGCCGGAGATCGTATCACCGATCTCCACAATGAAGCAGGCACTTTCCGAAGCTATGGCGGAGCATGGCGGCAAGCAGCCGATGGTGCTCAATCTCTCTCTTGACACCAGGAGGGGAAGGAAGCTGCTCTCGCAGCAGGTCATTGACGACATAAACGATATCATCAACAGCACAGGCGCTGTGCCGATCAATCTCTGAGGAGGTATGCTAATGACAAACGATCTTATAGTAGACGGCATCGCTCTTCCGCCTCCGTCAATGGGGGGCATACAGTATCAGCAGCAGCTTATATGGTCTAAAAATGCCGGGCGGAATACAGCGACAGGGTACTTTACGGGCGACATTAAGGCCGAGAAGGGGACATGGAGCTTTACCTGGAATGATCAGTTGCTCTCCTATGCCGACCTCAGGAAGATCAATGCCGCTTTTTCGCGCCTGGGCAAACCGTTTTTTACTGTTACATTCACCGATGATCTCGGATATCGACGGACGGTGAGAGCATATAGCGCCGGGCGTTCATCAACGATCAAGACTTACCGTGATGACCGGGGGCGTATTACCGGAGTAACGGTTCAAATTGTAGAGAGGTGAGATCATGTATATTGTAGACAATGCGCTGCTGAAGGATTTTATAATGGGCGATGCCAGGCATTTCACAGCAGTGATGAGTTTCAGAAACGGAACGGTTCTCTCTGAAGAGATCTGCACATTGGATCTCTCAAAGCAGACAAATGCAGATGATCTTATGCCGGGCGATGTCATCTCCGCTTCGCTGAGCGGGACCCTCTCGGGGCTTTCGGATACTATCCTTGGGCAAACGTTCATCCTCAGCTTCTTTGCGACCAATTATGGCGGAGACCGGAGCACATATCAATATCTTTCGCAGTATACGTATGAATATCTGCACAACTTTGAGTATGGCGCTATGCCGGGAACAGAAGTGCCGGAAATCCCGATACCTATGGGAGAATTCAGAGTTTCATCCTGCCTGAAGCAGGATGATCTCTGGAGCTTCGAGGCGCACGATCTGCTATACGCATCAGATAAGCCCTACAACTCAGGGCTTAGATACCCAGCGCCGCTCGCTCAGGTGGAGCATGAGATCTGCAACAGCCTTGGAATAGCCTTCCGCGACAACATTGAACAGATCACTATCCGGAACAAGCCGACCGACATCACCTGCAGAGAGATGCTGGGCTATATCGCAGCGCTTTTCGGCAAGATCTGCATTACTGACCGGCTCGGTAAGCTGGCTTACAAGGGGCTGGATGAGACAGGATACATCATTGAGCCGGACAGAGCGGCAGATCCGGAGACCTCTCAGTCGGCTGTCAGGATAACATCGCTGCATTGCGGAGATCTCTCTGCCGCAGCACCGGGAGCTGCCGACCGCGATATTACTTTCGAGGATCCTTACATGACGGCCGAATATTTTGAAAACGTCAAGGGGAGTTTCCTCGGATTTGCCTATACTCCGCTTTCAATCGAACATATTATGGGAGATCCGCGTTTCGACCTGCTCGATCTTGTGACAGTAAGGAAGGCCGACGGTGATCTTCTCAAGATCCCGCTGATGTCTCTTGCGCTGGAATATGACGGGGGTATAAGCTGCACTCTGGCCGCGACTGCATCAGACGCGGCAAATTACGATGCAGCCAGGACCAACAGGAGGCCGCTGACAGATCAGATCAGGCAGCTCCAGGAAGATGTTGAGAGCTCTGAGCAGGATATGCAGGATGCTGTTGACTATATCACCGGAGCTAACGGAGGATATGTGGAAACTAAGTTCAACGCCGACGGTCAGCCGATAGCAACATATTACACAGATAATCTCGACCCCGCCCAGGCAAGCAATATCATAAGGATCAATCAGAACGGTATCCTTGGCACGAACGGCGGCATGAACGGGCAGTATATGACAGCGATAACCAATGACGGCCGTATCAATGCCTCGCGGATACTGACAGGCATTCTCAAAGCGATCATCGTTCAGTCAACGAATTTCAACGCTCAGAATGGGACCGGCTCCAAGCTGGACCTCAATGACGGCACATTTTCCTTTGCAGGAGGAAAGCTGAAATTTGAGAACAATAAGCTTTCAGCTGAGAAT